TCAATCTTATTCAATTTTTACTTAAGTTTTATTTAATTCTACTTAATTTTATTTATATTCATTCATTCATTCAATCTTACTTATTTTCACTCATTTTTTTATTTATCTTCACTTAATCTTACTTTATCTATTTTTATCCGTTCTACTTGCTTTTATTCAATTTAATTTTTACCATAACATATTACTATAAAAACTCTTTTTATTCCTGACATCTACTATCTTCATAAACTTCCATCGCTCTTCTTAAACCTCTCACTCTTTTTCTCCCAAATTGTCCTACTATTTTCTCTTATAAATATCTCTCTTACCAATACTCCATTAACAAAAACTATACCTTTATCACATTTCCATTTAAAAACTGGCTGTTCCATTTGGTCCAAATCAATTTTCTGTAGTTTCCTTTTCATCACTACCCCCCGCTACTTTATCTAAATCTTCCAAAATTTTTTCCAATTTCATTTGCAATTCTTTTCTCTGTCTCCTAGCTTCTTGCTCTGCGGCAGCTGCTTCCATTTGACTTTTTCGCAAATTTTTAACTAAACTTTCTTTTTTATTCATATTTTTATCTCCTTTTTTATAATATTGTTTAAAAGGGCGCCCTTAAGTGATATTCTATCACGGAATAGCGAGCGAAGCGAAGCTATGAAGTGATAGAATATCACGTTATATTTTGGGAAAGTTTTTTCCCAAAATTTCTTATATTTATATCTAATGAGAGCGAGCGAATTTTTGGGGAAAAATCGCAAAATTAATTTTGAGAATTTCGCAAAACTTTTGAGAATTATTCCTAAAAACTTTTGAGAATTTTAAATGCTTTACTTGATTTTCTCTTAATAAAAATCCCAAAATACTTTTTAGGAAAACATAACAAAAAAATTCTCAAAATTCTCAAAATTACCGACGACTTTTGAGAATAGTTTTGGGAATTTTATCCCAAAATTAGAAAAAATTTTGAGAATTTTATTAAGCAAAATAAATAAAAATACTTAGCATTTTTCCTAAAATTCTCAAAACTTTTAAGAAAAATATTATAGCATTTTTTCTAAAAAGTCTTCTTCTTTTCTATGAACCCAACCTTGATTACTATAAATAGACTTCACATTTTTCCCTAAAATTTCCGCAATTTCCTTAGCTTTCATTCCTTCTCTAGCCATATGATATACTTTTTCTGTATCTATAGTTGCGGGTCTACCAACATTTTTCCCTTTATTTACTCTTTTATCATAGGCTTGTTGCATATTTTTAATTTGAGGTTTTATAAATTTTAAAACCGCATCTACATAATTATCTTTACTTTCAATTTCTTCTTCAAAAATGCCATATTCTACAATTCCTTCTAAAATATCTCTCCATTGCTCCCTACTGCACTTTTGTTTTATATCTGCAATCCAATTACTTTCAATAACTAATCTATTTTTCAATGCGGCGACCCTCCCTTATTAGAGAATTTAAGTCAGCTTCAAAGGTGTCATCACATTCAAAAATCCATGTATTATATTCAGGCTTTTGTGGATTTGGCATAACTCCCGCAATCTTATGACCTTTTTCTTGTAAAATTAAGGCATAATCCATCCTATAAACTATTCTGTGTTTTGTTTTAGTGTTCATTTTTAACTCTCCTTCAAATCTTTATATTCTATTGAATATATAAGTTTATTAAATTCATCATATTCTTTTTTTATAAAAATACCTTTTTTTGCCAAAGCCTTTTGAGTTCGAGGAAAATTATTTTTTAATGTATTTACACTCCTTCCAACTCTAAGTGCTAGCTCTTCTATTGTCATAGAAACTTCTCCTTTCTATTATGATATTTTTTATAAAAAATCATTCCTACAAATTGTAGGGATTTGTCCATTTTCAAAAAATGTTAGCAAAAAAAGTTAATAAACTACACCATTTAGCAAAATGTTAATAAAAAATGCGGGAAGGCTGTCTTTATGTTGCCATTAACCAAGAGCATCCGCATTATTATACGATTCTTAGCATTTTTATTAAAACTCGTAACGATTTTGCTTGATTTCTTATCAAGAGCCAAAAATCATCCAAATTTTCACTATTCTAATAAAGTGCTTTCTACACTACCTAGTTTATATATTGCGTCAGGACCCCTCCCTATCTTCACTAATAGAACTCCCCGCCTTTTCAGACTCTCTTGGAGTCTCTTGAAGTGCTTCCTCACATAATTCTCGCTCACATTCAGCTTCATCGCCACTTCCGCACTCGTCATAATCTACCTCCACTATAGTTGGCTTTTGTTTTAATCTATCATCAACAGGCATCATGTATCCACGTACTACCTGATTAAAAAATATACATTGTCCATTTCTAATTGGCACTAAAGGTTTACTACAATCTGTATTAATATTCCATGGACAATTCATCATATCACATTTAACTATCATAATATTTATCCTTTCCTTATTTATATAAATATTATATCAAAATTTTAGAGAATTATCAAGTATAAATACATCATCGCCGCCTTTAAAAACTACTTCATTTATTTTTTATAAAATTTATTATATAATATTTATATAAGATATGAAAAGGAGTGAATAAATATGACAACTATTATACAAACTGGAACTAAATATGATTTATATGATTCAAGTATACAGACACATCAGTCTTTACCTGCGGGAATCTATAAAGTAACTTTTAACCCTCAGTCAGGGCATCAATTATTATATGTTGCAGATAAAAATGATATTAAAGAAAAAATTTATGGCGTTCATACAAAGAAAGTTGAAAAAGTATTAAATACATTTTGTAACTTCAATAGAAGCGAAGGAGTGTTATTAAGCGGCGATAAAGGTATTGGTAAATCTTTATTCACTAAATTATTAACAAATGCGGTAATTGATATGGGATTACCAGTTATTTATGTTAATGAAGCTAGTCCAAATTTAGGGGATTATATTGATAGTATTCCTACTGAATGTATGATTTTATTTGATGAATTTGATAAAACTTTTAGTTCTCCTTATGAACAAAATGATTTATTATCACTTTTTGACGGAACTTCTCGTAATAAAAAGTTATTTGTAATTACTTGTAATAATTTAGATAGCCTTAGTTCATTTTTGGTAAATAGACCAGGAAGATTTCATTATCATATCTGCTTTAAATATCCTACATCAGAAGATATTGTAAAATATTTAAAAGATAAGTTAGATGAAAAATATTGGGGCGAGATACCAAAAGTAGTAAAGCGAGCAACCGCAATTAAAACAAACTATGATACTTTAAGAGCAATAGCTTATGAACTTCAGCAAGGTTGGTCTTTTGAAGAAGCAATAGAAGATTTAAACATTGATAAAGGTAATAAAACAATTTATTTTAATATATGCTATACGCAAAAAAATAAAGAACGTCATAGTCTTAAAGTACCATTTGTTCCTTCTAAAGTAGAAGCGGAAAAGGTAAAATTATCACTTACAGATAAATTGGGAAATTTTATTGGTGAAGCAATATTTTCTACTGATGATTTTTACTTTGATATAAATGATAATGATTTTAAACTTAATATAGAAAAAGCAACTTATCAGTTTAGCACAATTAAACGTGGTATATATATGTCACAGGATGGAGAAGAAATTGTAACTGACAAAGACAAAGAAAATGCAGTTATCACTGAAATTGTTATTACCAATATATCAGAAGATTTTTGATAATCATAAAAAAATATTATATAATATATATAGAAAGTAAAAAAGAAAAGCAGTTTTACCAAAAAGGTAAAACTGCTAATAAAAATTAGAGAGAGGTGTTTTATATGATTATGAATAAGAAATTATATGAAGAAGTTTTCAAGACAGTTGTTGATGCTTTTGAATTTGAGCAAATTCTTATGGACAATGCAACAATAGATAGAAGAATAACAGACTGGTATAATCATACAGATTACACTGATGTAGAAACTTTGGCGGCGTTAGTTATGGGAAGTGAATATAGAGCATCTATAACTTGTGATGAAGTTGAAGAAATGAAAGAGTTTTTCTTTCCATCTCACCCTCATTTTGAGTTATCTATTGCTGAAATAGAAATGGCTTTGCATGATTATGATTTTTTATTTGAGTAGGGAGGAATAAGTTATGTTTGAATATATAAAATTAGCAATGTTACCTTTATCGTCTAGTACGGCTTATACTTTAATCAATAGGTTAAGTAATAAAAGTAAGGCGGCGGTTGCCTGTCTTTATGTAGTATGTAGTTTCGGTATAGTGTTTTTAGGGGGTGTATAACATGCATCCTTTTAAGAAGATTTTAATTTACTTACTTTTAACAATAATAACAATTCTAGTTACTATATTAGGTGGTCTTATGTTTGCCGCTTTATTTAGTATACCATTTTTTATAGGCGTTTTAATTTTTATAGCTGTGATATTAATTTGTGAATTTATTATAGTAAAAATAGAAATAAGTATTTATGAGAAAAAAGATGAAGAATAACTCTTCATCTTTTATTTTATATAAAAATTATTATATAATATATTTATAAAGATATAAAAAGAGTAAGTATTAAAAGGAGTTGATACAATATGACTAAAGCAGAATGGCTAGAAAAACATGGATTTAATACAAATGGAGTAACTTATTGTATATATGGAGAAGACACATACGCTATTAAAGACTGGTTAAAAGAACAAGGAGCTAAATATAATCCAATATTAAAGTGGCATATTCCAAATAAAATTGAATTATCTGAAGATTTTACATTAATTCCAATTACTTTTGATGAAATTTATGGTTGGGATGAAGAATGTGAAGAAGCTTGTTTCTTTGAAAAATCAAAACAAATTATTGATAAGAAATTTGCGGAAGCCGCTGGTCCATCTTTATCTGAGTATGTAGGAGAAATAGGTGAGCGTCTCCGCAATTTAACAGTAGTATATCATTCAACTCGTGGTTTTAATGGTAATTATGGTTATACTTATATCCATACTTTTTATCATGGCGAGAATCAATTAATATGGATAACTCAAAAGTCTTTAGATATTGATTATTATTCAGTTGTTGATTTAACAGGAACAGTAAAATCACATCAAATTTTTAGAGGTGTTAAACAAACGCAATTAAACAGATGCATTATTAAAAGAATAAGTCATAATTAATTAATCTTTTTAAAATAAAAAACATACAATGTAAACCAAGTAAACCAAATTAAGGAGATTAAAAAATGACGGAAGAAGAAATAAAAAAGAATTTAGGTCATGGAAAAAGACCTTCGAGGAATAAAATTTAATAAATTAACACCATTATATCCATTAAAGGAAAGAAAAAAACGTTTCATTGTATGGCATTGTCAATGTGATTGTGGTAACGAATGTAATGTAACAGCAATATCTTTAAGAAGTGGTCATACTACTTCCTGTGGTTGTTTAAAATCAAGAGGAGAAAATAAAATATCTAATATATTATCTAATGCAAAAATAACTTTTGAACGAGAAAAAACTTTTAATACTTGTAAATTCCCAGACTCAAATGCATTAGCAAGATTTGATTTTTATTTACCTGATTATAATATTTGTATTGAATATGATGGAGAGCAACATTTCCGATACCATTATGGGAAAACATGGAACAATGAAAATAATTTTAAAAAACACAAGAGCATGACCAATATAAAAATAATTGGTGCAAAGAAAATAATATAACTTTAATACGAATACCTTATACTCATTATGAAGATATAATATTAAAAGATTTATTAAATAATAGTGATTTTATAAAGGAGATTTAATTATGGAAGGATATATTATTCCGGCAAAAGAAGCAAAAGAAATTACAGCCGCAGCAAAAGATAGAGCTAGAGAATTAAAAAAAGTTATGACTGAAATCAATATTGGAATAGGTGAAAGAGCTAAGCAAGGTTATAGCAGCTATCAACCTCAAATACCAATATTTTTTACAAAAGAAATTCAAGAAATATTACAAAAATTAGGCTATGAAATAACATATTCAATTTCTAATGAAGAAGAAATTGTTTGTATCTATTGGGAGTAATATAGAGGAGAATGAAAATGGAAAATAGAAATACTATATATGAAGTATTAATGAGTGCGGAAGAGGCTAGAACTATATTAGGTGCAGATACACAAAGAAGAGTCAGGAATGAATTAGTTAAACTGTCAAAAATGATAAAACTCAAAGCAGAAAACCAAGAGCGTTCACTTATTTTTAAAGCATATGAAGAGACTTATGAAGCTGTATTTGAGGCATTAAGACAAAAGGGCTATCAAATTGAAACTAAAGCCCCAGAGAAGAATATTTATTCTATCTCTTGGTAGTAGAAAGGAGTGAAATATAAATGAAACATAATATGCCTAAAACATCAACAGAAAAATTAATGCAGCCGGAAGAATTAAAAGCTTTAACTAAAGAATCTTATGAAGAAGGGTATAAAGAATTAGTTCGATTATTAAATCTTGAATTTAAAAAGGCGGCGACCTCAGGAAAATTTATGATAACTATTACAATACCTCCTCTTTTTAAAAAAGATATAATACCACAGCTAGAAGAAATGGGATATAAAGTAGAAGAGAGTCCTTGTTTTAGTCTGTTTGAAATTTCTTGGAAATAAGATAAAAAGGAGAAGTAAGAATGAGCATTATATCTACATTAGAACAAGAAGAACCAATTTTAGTTACAGCAAAAGAATTAAGAAGAATAGTTGCTATTGAAAATGATAGAGATTATTATGAATTTTTAAAAGATGCTAATAATATTTTAATAGAGACTGCTAAATATGGACGTTTAGCAGATGAATTTAGCATGCCACCTAAATTTATTGATAGGTTTGCAAAAGAGCTAAGAAATAATGGTTTTAAAGTTACTATAATGGGTCCAGAGCAGATACGTATTGATTGGAGGAGTGAAGATAATGATTAAAAGATTTTGTGATAGATGCGAAACTGAGCTTTCAAAAGGCGATTATGTTCACCTTAGTATGAATGGGTACGGTCTAAATAAACATAATAATAAATATAATAGTAAAGACGCACAACTTTGTCATAAATGTGCAGAACTTATATTAAAAATTTTAGAAAGATAGTATTTTATTGAATTTTAATAA